CTCGCAAAGCACCTCCGCGCATTGGAGAAGAAAGCGCATGAAAACGTGAAAAACTTGCGATCGGATTTAATCCACGTCGCAAATCAAGACCCAGAAGGAACTACAGGAAAGGCGAAGCCGAACGCCAGCGATATTGAAGCATATTATCGGCGTGCTTCCTTTTACCAGCACGCGAAGGCAGCCCACATTGCCGCAGAGTACGAAGCCGACTACGCCGATTCTGCGCAGCAGGCGGCGATATACGGGCGGCGAAAAGACCTGGAATTGCTGGTTCGGTTATTCGAGCGGAATTACTTTGCCGGCCCTGCCGTTGCCCGGAACTTGACAAAGGAATGGGAAGAGAAAAGCACGGCGGGAATCGCCAAGAAATTGAACAGGACGACGAAGGGGTAAATTATGAATGGTAGAGTTGCTAAGAAATTACGGCGCAAAACATATGGGCAATTTGCATTTCATGCAGAAAAGAAATATACGCGGGATCACGGGAGTGGAGTTGTTTGTCTACATCATAGTGATCCAAGATCGGCATACAAAATGGAAAAAGTAGAGTACTACCAAGAAAAACAAAAACGGAGCATGTAAATGAATGAATTTTTATCAGAATATGGGCTTGTCATAATCTTAGTGGCGTGTTTTATCCCGTGGTGGATTCAGATATACCACAAAAACAAAGCAAAAGGATTATTGCAGGGAATGCATGAATTTTTCAACCAACTTATAAAACAAGAGGAGGAAACAACTAATGGCAAAGAAAAGAACCAATCCCTTTAGAGGGCGCGTAGGCGCGCATTCTAAAAAGGAAAAGGCGGGGGCGTCTTATGGTTACTTATCACTCCCCTCCGACATTTCCGTATTTAAGGAAACGCCGGGGTCAATTTTGCGAATGGATATCCTGCCCTACACCGTGACCGATAAGAAACACCCGGACAAAACCACCATCGGCGATTTCACAATCGCAGGAAAGGGTGATATCTGGTACCGCCGCCCCTTCAAGACGCATCGGAATATCGGAAATGATACGGTCCTTTGTCTCGGTTCATTCGGCCTGCCCTGCCCCATCTGTGAAGAGCGCAACCGGCTTATGAACCAGGACGGCGCAACGGATGAAAGTCAGGCGCTGAAATCTTCCAATCGACAGCTGTATGTAATCAATCCTCTTGCGGTGAAAGTGGGGAATGAAGATTGGAAAAAGCTGGAAAGTAAACCCCAGTTATGGACAATCAGCCATGCTATGTTCCAAAAAATGCTGAAGGCAGAAATCGACCTTGACGAGGATTATGAAATCTTTGCAGACTTGGAAGAAGGATTGACCCTGGAAGTCCGGTTTTCGTCGGAGACGATCGGCGGCGGGCAACCATTTGCAATGGCCTCCCGAATCGATTTCAAAGAGCGAAAATCGCAGTATGCGGATTCGCTACTTGATACCATGCCTGACCTTGACCAGATTATCAAGGATTCCGCGCTTACATATGAGGCGCTGAAAGACAAGTTTTACGAGATTGATGATGAAGCGGAGGAGCCGGAGGATAAAGAAGAACCGGAACCAAAAGAGGAAAAGAAAAAGAAGGACGTTGAACCGCCAGATGAAGATGCTAATGACGATCCGCCGGATGAAGACGCCTGTGTCGCCTGCGGCGGAAGTGGCAAGAATTCCCGCGGAAAAGTTTGTCGGATTTGTAAAGGCACTGGAAAGAAACCTGGTATTGAAAAAGAAGAGCCGGCATCCAATAACAAATGCCCTGCGGGCCATGTGTTCGGAAAGGATTGTGAAGATCATCCCGCATGTGACGAATGCGACGGGGCGCTTTGGGAAGAGTGTTACGATCTGAAAACGGGAGGGGAGTAATCTGAAATACGGCGCGGGTGGCGGAATTGGTAGACAGCGCCCTGTGAAATTAATGGGGAATTGCGGGTTCGAATCCTGCCCCTCGCCATAAATAAAAGGAGAATTTTATGATACGAAAACCAAAAAAATGGGAACCGCAAAAAAACCACGTATTGGGTATTGTGGTTATGCTATTGGTACTTTCACTGATTTGCAATATCTTTTGGATGCCTCGGGAACCGCCAAATCGGTTATCGTCCTGGATCGCGGAACAAAACCCGAGGTTGGATACTGAACAAAGTGAACGGTATGCAAAACTGATAAAATTTTATACGGAAAAGCACACCGTGAATACTCGTTTATATGCCGCTGTCATCGCCAGCGAGTCTCATTTTGATTGTATGTCATTAAGCCCCATGAATTGTGTGGGCCTTGCTCAAGTGAGATATCGCTATCCAAATAAGAAAACCAAGGCTGGGAAAACTATCCTCGGCAATTTGGTACATCCAGAGATCATGAAAAAACTGGGGGTAACGTGTCGGGCAGATTTATTTCAAATTGAGACAAACTTGGAAGCGGGTTGCGTGATTTTAGCAGCCAATCTTAAACAAGAAAAAACCCTGGCGTTGGCATTAAAGAAGTACATCGGCGCCCAGCAAAATTTAAAATCCTGGCAGAAATATATGCAAAAAATCTTCAGGTTGATGGCTGAATATGAGGTGCAATAAACAAAGAGGAGGCGGTATTTATTAATTCAATGCACCATATTGTAAGGGGCGAACCGCCGCGCCCCGCTTTTAAACACACAGGAAAGGAAAATTATGGAAAATCCATTCAAACCAACTCGTGCAAAAGGCAAAGCAATGCCAACTGATCAATTTATCGGCGCGTATATCCCGGAAAAAGTTGCTGAACATTTCACATTGCTTGCCCTTTTCCGCGGAATACCAAAAAGTGCATTGTTAGAACAAGCAATTCGCGTAAGCGCAGATGCGATGCCCGTAAAAGAAATTATGCAATTTTTAATAAAGCGGGTGGCGGCAACGTGGAAAGCGGAACTTCTTGCAAACGATGGGAAAGACACGTGGAAAACAGCGGCAGAAAAAGACACGCAATTACAGTATTTTAAACAGGAATGGAGCAACTATCTAAAGAAAACAGTTTCCCTTTCCAATGATAAAATCACTGAAATTTTAGACGGAATGTAAAAGGAAAAATAAATGCAGCGCACAAAAAAGATACCACCTGAAAAAATCAGCACGCAGGTAAAAAAAGTGGCGGAAACTCCTGTCCCGGAATTAAAAGAATTGGACGGAAATTTTGATACCGTAATCAGCACAGGAAGCACTCTCCTCGACCTCGCAATTTCCGGTTCCCGGACACGCGAAGGAGGATTGCCAGGCGGAATCTTTGTTGAAATCTTCGGGCCTTCGGGAGCAGGGAAAACTGTATTGCTTTGCGAAATTGCCGGATCAGTTCAACGCCAAGGCGGGCAGGTAATGTTCCGTGATCCCGAAGCGCGACTGGATAAAGTATTCGCCCAGATATTTGATTTGAATATGGCAGGGATTGCGTACGATACGCCTTCCACCGTCCCCGAAGTATTCGCACCAATTCGGAAATGGACACCAGAACCCGATAATGTAATTCACGGCGTTTTTGCGGATTCCCTTGCCGCCTTAACCACTAACTGGGAAATGGAAGATAAAGACGGAATGGGAATGCGCCGGGCTAAAGAATTTTCAGAGGAGTGTAGAAAAACGTGCCGTGTTATCGCTGATAAAAACTTTTTGATGGTCTGTTCCAATCAGGTGCGGCAGAATGCCGATGCTGGGCCGTTTGGGCAAAAATATAGAACACCTGGCGGGGAAGCCATTGGCTTTTACGCCAGTCTGCGACTCCGATGTTCCGGGGGGCAAAAGATTAAATGGGAAACTACTGTCGCAGGCAAAACAATTAAACGAGTAATTGGGATCACCACGCAGGTTGAAGTATTTAAAAGCAGTATTGACAAGCCATTTCGCATGGCGCCAGTTTCCATTTTATTTGATTATGGGATTGATGATGTCCGTCAGAATCTCAAATTCTGTAAAGAATATACAACCAATACTGCGTATAGTATTGGGGAAATGAAATTACATGCCAGTTTGGAAAGGGCAATTCAACTTGTGGAAGAACAAGGGTTGGAAAAGGAGTTACGAGAAGCCACGATCATATTATGGAATGAGATTGAGGCCCGGTTTGATTCGCAAAGGAAGAAAAAGGAACGGGGGTAAATTTTGATGAGTGAATGGGTATCCATTACAACTATGGAATATAGGGGACGATGTGAAATTGAATTGGAAATTTTTACTAATAGAATCCGGCATAGAAAAATATATGCAAACGGCGCTATGGGAGAATGGTCTCCAGGAGAACCAAATTTAATTCGTAGCAAAAAAAGGAACGCGTATGAAAAGGACAACAGGAAACCACCCACTCGCCATTCTCACCAATGACCCTTCCTTTACCGCCTGGGGCTGGGCTGTCTTCACCCCGAATTGCCGGATTTTGGAAACGGGTTGCATTAAAACGGAGCCAAAAGGGAAGAAACTGCGAGTGCGAAAAGGTGATGATCGGGTTCGCCGTACTAAAGAAATCTGCATGCAATTACTCGCTGTAATCAAAAAATATGATGTTCAATTCATGGTATCGGAACTCCCACACGGAAGTCAGAACGCCAGTGCCGCAATAATGATGGGCGTGGTGGTAGGAATTTTAGAAGGAATCTCCTGCACTACTGGCATTTCTCTAGATTGGTTTTCAGAAGGTGATGCGAAAATGAGTGTGCTCGGAAAGCGGAGTGCGGTGAAAACAGAAATGATAACCGCGATTGATAAAATATACGATGTGCCATGGACGGGGGTTGGATACAAGGATGAAGCGGTAGCGGATTCCTTAGCTGTTTTCCATGTGGCGCAGGAACAGTCTTCCACTTTTATGTTGTTACATAAAATGTTTTCGGAATAATTTTTAAAATTTTTCACGTTCAAAAGTATAATATAATAAGAGGGCAACATGATCCAGAAACTTGAAATTGAGAATTTTCAATCCCATACGAAATCTGTACTTGAATTCTCCCCTGGCGTGAACGCCATTATCGGTTCATCAGATTCCGGCAAGACGGCAATCCTGCGCGCAATGCGCTGGGTTATTGAGAACCGTCCTCGCGGAGATGCCTTCCGTTCATTCTGGGGCGGCAAAACTTCAGTAAAACTGACCGCCGATGATAATCTGATTGAACGGGCGATGGACAAGACCACGTTAAACGCATATCAGCTCACCAATAAAGATTCCGATTTACTTTTCACGGCAATGGGAACCGCCGTACCGGAAGAAATTGAAAAGGCGCTAAATCTGAACCCCGTCAATTTCCAGAACCAGCTTGACCGCCCCTTCCTCCTGGATTCCAGCCCTGGCGAAGTCGCTTCCCATTTTAATCGAATCGCGCATCTGGACATGATCGATACCGGGCTGAAGGATATCAAAAGCTGGATTGCCGGTTTCGCCAAATCCATTTCCTTTGAAGAAGGGCATCTTACAGAACTAGAAACGGAACATTCCAAATATAAATATCTCGACGCAATGGAAAACGAGATAAAGGGGGTGGAAAAGCAACAGGCATTACTTCATGTGGCGCACGCGAATCTCACTATCCTGGAAAAATTAAATTCTGACTTGATGCGCGCCACAATACAAATTGAAAAATATGCAGATTTACTTTCATTAGAATCGGCGGTTACTTCCGTGTTGGATTTGCATACTTCAATATCCGCACAAAAAACGAATCGAGATTCCTTGTTGTCTACGATTGAAAAAACCAAACGATTAGATGAAAAAATAAACTCCGGAAAACAGCTTTTAAACCTTGAGCAATCCCTTTCCGGGGTATTGGTATTGCTTTCCAAAGAAAATGGATTACA